ATCTTATGGAATGTGCTATCTTAAAAACAGACGTTCAGGATTTTCTTTTATGTCATCAGCAGAAACCGTTAATATGGCGACAATTACGTCAGATGCACGGTACGGTATCTTGTCAAAATCTGGTCCCGATGCTAAGAAGATGTTCACAGACAAGGTCGTCCCTATATCCGTCAACTACCCGTTCTTTTTCAAACCGATCCAGGACGGTATGGACAGACCAAAGACAGAGCTCGCTTATAGAGTACCAGCAACAAAATATACAAGAAAAAAACTTGAAACAAACGAAAAACTTCAAGAACTCGACGGGCTTGACACAACAATTGACTGGAAAAACACAGGCGACAACTCGTACGATGGTGAAAAATTAAGACTTCTAGTACACGACGAAAGTGGAAAGTGGGAAAAACCTAATAATATATTAAACAACTGGCGTGTTACTAAAACCTGTTTACGATTAGGTAGTAAGATTATAGGTAAGTGCATGATGGGTTCAACATCAAATTCACATGACAAAGGGGGTAAAAATTTTAAAAAACTCTATGACGACTCAGATGTTACGAAGCGAAATGCCAATGGACAGACTCGTTCAGGATTATATTCTTTGTTCATACCTATGGAATGGAATTACGAGGGATACATTGATTCTTATGGATTACCTGTATTCGACACTCCGAAAAAACCAGTAGAAGGCCCACAAGGTGAAAAGATAAAAATAGGTGTAATAGAATACTGGGAGAACGAAGTAGAAGGATTAAAAGAAGATCAAGACGCTTTAAATGAATTCTACAGACAGTTTCCGCGTACTGAAAAACACGCTTTTAGAGATGAAACAAAGCAATCTTTATTCAATCTAACTAAAATATACGAGCAGATAGATTTTAATGAAGACATGCGTAATTCTATAAATGTAACAAAAGGAAGTTTTCAATGGGAAAACGGACAGCAAGATACTAGAGTTATTTTTACTCCAAATAAAAACGGTAGATTTTTAATTAGTTGGATACCTAGTATTAATTTGCAAAATAGAAAAATAAACAAAGGAGGAGTTTATTATCCTGGCAATGAGCACTTAGGTGCTTTTGGATGTGATCCTTACGATATATCAGGTACAGTTGACAAAAGAGGGTCTAACGGTTCTTTACATGGTTTAACTAAGTTTTCAATGGAAGATGTACCGCCGAATCATTTTTTTTTAGAATATATAGCAAGACCACAAACTGCTGAAATATTTTTTGAAGATGTTTTAATGGCTTGCGCTTTTTATGGTATGCCAATACTAGCAGAAAATAATAAACCTCGTTTACTATATTATTTTAGAAAAAGAGGTTATAGAGGTTTTGCAATGAATAGACCAGATAGAAGTAGAAACAAACTATCTGTAACAGAAAGAGAAATAGGTGGTATACCAAACTCAAGTGAAGATATAAAACAAGCTCACGCTGCAGCTATAGAATCTTACATTGAAAATTTTGTAGGATTAAGAGAAACAGGTTATGGCGATATGTATTTTCAAAGAACACTAGAAGATTGGGCTAAATTTAACATAAATAATAGAACATCTCATGATGCGTCTATTAGTTCTGGTTTAGCACTTATGGCTTGTAACAAGCATAGATACACACCAAATAATACAAGAAAAAGAGAACCTGTCGATCTAGGTATAAAAAGATATGACAATAGAGGTTATACATCAAAAATAATAAGTTAAATGAACGTTTACACTAATAACAACAGTTCTTTTCCTAGTCAAGTAGTAAGTAACGAAGAAAAAGACACTATAGAATATGGAAAGCAAGTTGCTCAAGCTATAGAATATGAGTGGTTTAGACAAGGTAGAACTAACGGTAATAGATATTTAACTAATTGGAATCAGTTTCATAATTTAAGACTTTATGCTCGAGGTGAGCAATCAATACAAAAGTACAAAGATGAATTATCTATTAATGGTGATTTATCTTATTTAAATTTAGACTGGAAACCAGTTCCAATTTTATCTAAGTTTGTAGATATCGTTGTAAACGGTATATCGCAAAAGAGTTATGACATAAAAGCTTACGCTCAAGATCCACAGTCTGTAAAGAAAAGAACTGATTATGCAGCTAGACTTTACGAGGATATGGTTGCTAAAGATTATATTAAAAGTGTAAATGAAATTTTAGGTATTGATTTACATCAGTCTTCAGATCCTAACACTGTGCCTGAGTCTAAAGAAGAGTTAGAGCTTAAAATGCAACTTAGTTATAAGCAGTCTATAGAAATAGCTGAAGAAGAAAGTATATCAACTGTTTTCGCTCAAAATAAATATGATTTAGTAAGGCGTAGGTTAAATATGGATTTAGCTGTTTTAGGTATAGCAGCTGCTAAAACTAGTTTTAATACTGCTGAAGGAATTAAGGTTGATTATGTTGATCCTGCTTATATGGTTTATTCATATACAGAAGATCCAAACTTTGAAGATATATACTATGTAGGTGAAGTTAAAGCTATAACAATACCAGAACTTAAAAAAGAGTTTCCACATATATCTGAAAAAGAATTAGAGCGTATTCAAAATATGCCTGGAAATAGATCTTATATAACTGGTTGGGGTGATTACGATGAAAACACTGTTCAAGTTATGTATTTTGATTATAAAACTTATCACAATCAAGTTTTTAAAATAAAAAATACAGATCAAGGATTAATGAAAGCTATTGAAAAGCCAGATACTTTTAATCCACCAGAAAGTGATATGTTTGAAAGAGTATCAAGAACAATAGAAGTTTTATACAATGGAGCTGTTGTTTTAGGAACTGATACTATGTTAAAATGGGAGTTAGCAGAAAATATGTCAAGACCATACGCTGACACTACTAAAGTAGCTATGAATTATGCTATTTGTGCTCCTAGAATGTATAAAGGTAGAATTGAATCAATAGTAAGCAAATGTATAGGTTTTGCTGATATGATTCAAATAACGCATTTAAAATTACAGCAAGTATTATCAAGAATGGTGCCAGATGGTGTTTATCTTGATATGGACGGTTTAGCAGAAGTTGATCTTGGTAATGGTACAAACTATAATCCTGCTGAAGCACTTAATATGTATTTTCAAACAGGTTCTATTGTAGGTAGATCGCTTACTCAAGACGGTGAAATTAATCACGGTAAAGTTCCTGTTCAAGAACTTAGTAGCTCTAACGGTTACGGTAAAATACAAAGTTTAATACAAACGTATCAATATTATTTACAAATGATACGTGATGTGACGGGATTAAACGAGGCTAGAGACGGTAGTACGCCTGACAAATCCACGTTAGTAGGTTTGCAGAAACTAGCCGCTAACGCGTCAAATGTAGCTACAAGACATATTGTTCAGTCTAGTTTATTTTTAACTCTTAAACTAGCTGAAAACGTATCTCTTAAAATAGGTGACGCACTTAGATTTCCATTAACTAGAGCATCGTTACAAAATGCAGTATCTAATTACAACATAAAATCATTAGATGAAATTATAGATTTAAATTTACATGATTTTGGTATTTTCTTAGAATTAGAGCCTGATGAAGAAGAAAAAGCTCAATTAGAGCAAAATATACAAGTTGCATTACAGTCTGGAGGTATTGATCTTGAAGATGCTATTGATATACGTCAAATTAAAAACCTTAAGTTAGCTAATCAAATGTTAAAGATTAAGCGTAAGGTTAAAATGGAAAGAGATCAAAAAGCTCAACAAGCTAATATTGCAGCTCAAGCAGATGCTCAAGCTCAAACAGCTGAAAGAACAGCTATGGCAGAAGTTCAAAAACAAGAAGCTATATCTGGTTCTAAAGTTCAATTAGAACAAGCTAAGACAGCTATGGACATTAAAAAGATGGAGCAAGCTTCATTTATTAAGCAGCAAGAAATGGAAAGACAATTCCAATACGATATGCAGCTTAAGCAAATGGACATGCAAATTCAAAAAGGTAAAGAACAATTTATAGAAGATCGTAAAGATAAACGAACTAAAATACAAGCAACACAACAAAGTGAAATGATAAGTCAAAGAAAAAATGACGGCTTACCAATAGACTTTGAAAACGAACCAGATCAAGGTTTAGGAGCATTTATGTAATGCTATAACATTTTTTTAAATTATATTATATTATGTCAGAAGTAAAAACAAATGAACCTGTCAAGCAGGAAGGTGAATTTAAATTAAAAAAGAAAACACCAAAAAAACTAACAGAAACTAAAGAAGCGGTTACTAAAGTAAACGTAAATCCAAAAGAGCCTCTAGTAGAATTAGAGCCTGAGGTTAAAAAAGTAGTAATTCCAAAACAAGAAGAAAATGCCGTTCAAGCACAAGAGACAAATGATAGCAATGTTATTGTCGAAAAACCCGAAGACAGTGGCAACAGCGAAGCAGTGGTTGAAGAAGTACGGACCGCCGAAGAAGCAATAGAAATAATTGAAGAAGCTTCAGAAATTAAGCAAGAGCTTAAAGAAGCTATAAGAGATGAAAAAGTAATAGGTAAGCAATTACCTGAAAACATAGAAAAACTAGTTAACTTCAT